TTTATGATACATAAGGACAGGAATGCCCGATGGATGTACCATCTTAACTTCTTTTACAGGCGGTACTGAACTAGTAGGTTCTGTTTTTTGTGAAAGCACGCCACAACCTGCCACAACCATTGCCAATACCAAAAGTAACAGTGTTACCAACGGAATCCGTTTCATAGGTCCTCCTCTATTAGAACACAATTATATACAGAATATTATAACATTTCCATGAAGAATAGTAAAAAGTAACGCTTTATTAGTACTTCATCAATCAATTTTCAGGATCTAGGATACATAGTTTCATCTGGATGCCTATAACACCGGAAAGCCTAAATTCATATAAATCTTCAGTATCAAAAATCATTTAAAACTTCTACGATTATTTAGAGCTATATTGTAATCCGTTCAATAATGCTTTAATATTCTAATTATAATACACATTACTAAAATTATGCTCATCCAATAGACAAAGGATTTCTTATGAAAAAACGCTTAAGCCTTATACAAATGGACGTCCATGTAAACGAAGTGGAATACAATTATGCACGCGTCCAAGAATTACTTTCACAAGCCCTATCAGAAAGTCCTGACATTATCGTCTTGCCCGAAACATGGAATACAGGATTTCATCCATCTAAGGATTTAATCAATATTTCTGACAGAAATGGAGAAAGAACAAAAGCTTTATTAAGTACATTCGCAAAAGAACACAATGTAAACATTGTGGGCGGTTCTGTAGCCGTAGCAAAAGAGGATTTAGTATTTAATACATCCTATGCTTACAACCGTAAAGGCACGCTCGTAGGAGAGTATTCCAAAATGCACGGATTTAGTCCTGCTAAAGAGGACCAATACTTTGCTAGCGGTACACATACCACTCATTTCGAATTGGATGGTATTCCTTGTAGTACGGTTATCTGTTACGATATTCGCTTTCCTGAGCTCGTGAGAATGGCTGCATTATCAAATACAGAGTTATTATTTGTACCTGCTCAATGGCCTACTATGCGTTTACGCCACTGGCAAGTATTAAACGAAGTGCGCGCCATTGAAAACCAACTCTTCTTATGTGCTGTCAACGGCTGTGGTACAGTAGGTCGAGTTCAAAGCACTGGTCACTCCGCCGTATACGACCCATGGGGCACCAATCTACTCGAAATGGACACTAGGGAGGGCATCTCATCTATAGATATCGACCTCACCGTAGTAGAGGATATTCGCAATAAAATCAATATTTTTAGAGATCGCAAACCTGAACTCTACAAGCTATAAAATAAAGGCACATCGTTTTTAACTACCATCTTAAACAATTCATTTATAGATGGTCTGCGCATAAAACAATGTGCCTTTTTATTTTTACTCTACTGTATTAAGAAAATAAATGACTCTAGTTTGCTCTGGATTAACGGCCATGCCTGCAACAGTAAACATATTATATGAATAATCAAATTTAAAGATGTAGAATGTGTACTCTGCGTTAAATGGTCGCTTTACTTCTTTATACGAATAGTAACCTAAATATTTTTTCTGTAAAGTCTTATTTTCATCATTGGACAACACTTTATCAGAACTTAATTTACTAATATCTTGCTCTAAGTCCAAAACCATTTGATTATTCATTTGGTTAGAGAGCTCACGATCAACCTTTCGCTTAATATTCTCATTGCTTAGCGCCATTTTATATTGATACATATTATTGAATATATTAGTTACTTCAATCCATTCTTCTGGCAATATAGTAGACAAGTATTTTCTATAATTCATCTTAACATCTTCGTACGGTTTAATAGAAACACGTTCAGCCTCACCCTTAGTAATAATAACCTTAGCATGATTTTCTGCATCTTGAATATAGGGCTTTAGTTCTGATGGTTTACCCGTAAAAGAAACTTGAATATACCGACCATCTTCAATCGCCTTAGGCGGCTTTAAATGAATATCAACCTGCTTAGCAAAAGAAGGTATTTTCTTTGGAAAACCAGACAAATCATTTACTTTATTTATATCTATATGATTGTAATATTCCTTGTCATTAACAGGGTACTTACTGCTTTCTCTAAAATTAATGGCCTTTACAATTTGTTTTTCAATTTCTTCTCGTGTATAAGGATTTTTAATAAGGTCTCGTTGCGGCACACTTCTTATTGTTCTATTATGTTCCTCAATATGAGCGTGCATACGTGATTCTACCTCTCGATTTAGCAACATTTGTTCATTAAATGTTTTTTTAGCAACAGACATAACAGCATAAGATAATTCTGTTTCACCCGTAACTTTACTTTCCAAATAAGGCATAACTTCTTGAGGTTGTACTCTATCAAGTTGAGTAGTTTTTGCGCCTAATAGCGTTGATACAGATGAGATGGATATCTGCTCAGCATTTATTATTCCTATATTAGCAAACAATGCTGTCGCAACTAGTACAATTCCTTTTAAATTCATTCAAGTCTCCATCAAATAATTATATTAAAAACTGGCTATACATCTCATATAATTAGTCATATACATTAAAACTCAATAAGCTTCCACATATTCTCTGGAACCTGTTCTAGAGGTTTATTTTTCGCAATTGCTTCTTTTAGAATATCAATAGTATCTTGCACATCTTGTTTATCCTTTGTATCAGGATCATGAAGGATGACACGATTTAAAGAATCTTCACCAAATTGTTTTACATATTCTTTTTCTACTTGATTAAGTTCACGGCGTAAATATTTCATAGATAATAACCTCCCAATATATTTAATCTAATATATTAAGAAGTACTTGTCTATAATTCAAATATTTTCTATACACATTTTCAGCTAATAATAAGCAATTTAAATTGTAAATTAATATTTTTATCTCATAAATCATTTACATGAATTCTATAGAAATGGTAGTATTAACAATGCAATAGGATTTAGCTATTAAGAAAGAAAGGTAATAACTATGTTTTCATTTCTACAACCTAAAGAGGCAAAATCATCAGTTCCAGATAGCATGATTATGAATCTATATTATAAATATAGATTGCAATCATTAATTGGTATTTTTATAGGTTATGCTGCGTACTATATTGTTCGTAATAACTTTGCCTTATCAACACACTTTTTATCAGATATCCTCCATATGAGCAAAACAGAAATTGGTTTGCTATCTAGTGGTATGCTTATCGCTTATGGTTTAAGTAAAGGCTTTATGAGTAGTCTTGCGGACAAAGCAAGTCCTGCCAAGTTTATGGCTTTCGGTCTCATTTGCTGTGCAATTATCAATATCTTTATGAGCTTTGCCGATAGTCTCGCCTTCTTCTTAGTTTTAGTAGTACTAAATGGCTTTTTCCAAGGATTTGGTGTAGGACCATCCTTTATCACCTTAGCTAAATGGTACCCAAAACAGGAACGTGGCCGTTATGGAGCTATCTGGAATATTTCACACAATCTCGGTGGTGGTATCGTAGCACCAATCGTAGCCGCCGCATTATATTTCACTACTACAGATCACTGGCAATTAGGGAGTTATGGTGTACCAGCGCTTATTGCAGTTATCATAGCAATTGCCATTTCTTTCTTAATCAAAGAAAGCCCTGAACGTGAAGGCTTACCGCCAACAAGTGAAATCATTGCCGACACAGCTCATAAAGCGCACAGAAGTTCTGAAGCACCGCATATGAGCACAAGAGAAATCTTTGTAAAATACGTATTGAAAAATAAAAACGCTTGGTATGTATCATTAGTTGATACCTTCGTTTACATGATTCGCTTTGGTATGCTTACTTGGCTTCCAATTTATTTATTACAAGTAAAAGGTTTCTCCAAAGCAGAAATGTCTGTTGCTTTTTTATTCTTTGAATGGGCGGCTATTCCTTCTACTATTTTTGCTGGTTATATTTCCGATAAATTCTTTAAAGGTTATCGCATGCCACCTGCAATCATTGCTATAAGCATTATCTTCTTCTGTATATTTGGTTATTGGCAAAGCGAGTCTCTCTTATGGGTTACTTTCTTCGCTGCTATTGTAGGTTGTTTAATCTACATTCCTCAATTCTTAGCTTCAGTACAAACTATGGATATTGTACCACCATTTGCAGTAGGTTCTGCTGTTGGTCTTCGTGGATTCATGAGTTACATTGTTGGTGCAAACTTAGGTACAACACTATTTGGTGTTTTAGCAGATAAATTTGGTTGGAATGCAGGTTTTTATCTTTTATTAGTAGCATGTGTTCTTTGTATAACATTCTGTGTATTGGCTCATTTTGGCGCCAAAGAATTAGATGCTAAAGAAGCTGAACTTGAACAACTTCAACCAGCTGAAGCTAATAGCTAACCCCTAACAAATAAATCCTATAGTAAAAAGGTCGTAATATGTATTAATACATGTTACGACCTTTTATTTACCCCACGAAAGGGACTCCTATATAACCGATGTGTTTTCATCAACGCATAGTTCTGGAAATAATGAAAGCACAAACCACAATGATACCAAGGACTATACTCCCAGCTACTATATAAGGCCATGTAAGTACATCCCGTACATCATTCAATATTTTTATATCAAAGATTGGCATATAAAGTAGTAAGTTCCCCAAAATCCAACCGATTGGTCCTATGAACTTTAGCTTCTTAATCGTATCCATTTTATCTAGAATAGACTCGGTTACCTCTGAATCCTTTTCGACAGATACGTATTCTTTATTAATGTAAAAGCCTTTTGAATATTCCGTTTCAAAAGCCCACTCTTGAACAGAAAACGTAGCAGTACCATCAGCATTTTCATACTCTTTATATTTAGCAGTATCAGTAGTACCTACGTCTACCTCACCCCAAGTGCCCGTTACCATCTCATAACCGCTATCTACGAGTTTCATATCGGCTGGTAGTGCTTTTCCACACAACTTGGAAAACTGGTACGCATCTCGCTTCTTATCCCAACTGAGCCAAAACTCTGCATTATTCTTATATTTAACTAACTTATACTCATACCCAATTTTTCCATGAGTGTCAATATAGCGTATCTTGCCTAAAATCGTATATAGATCCCTTCGAATACGCAACGTCTCACCATAATTAAAAACCATAATCTTCTCTCATACTGAAAACTACACACATAAATGTATATTACTAATTACTATGATTGTACACATAATATGAAAGTATGCCAATACGGGTATAAAAAAAGGACCTACAGAAAACTGTAAGTCCTTTTGCGCTGGTGCGGATTGAGGGTTATTTCTCTCCATATATTGTAATTACTATATATTTTATATCCATTCTTACAAAAAGGGGCAAAAAAGGGGCATTCCAATTTTAAATCTAAAATTATATCTATATTTAAACTGAACTATTAATTTGATATCTCTTTTTTGTCTTCTTCTGTTGGTTCAATAAAATTCATAAACGGAATATTATATGCTGGGAATGGTGTCATAGAAGTTAATAATGAAATAATTGGCCTTGCATAACTTAATAGATGAGCTGGAGCGTTGATTTTTAATAACTTATCAATCGTACTCTCCTTTAATGATTCATCCCATGTAAATTTTGCAAGCATTTCTATACACGCTACAAATGGATACTTATCATTTTCTTCTCCCACTGTAACTCGTAATTGTACAAATACGCTATTTCCATCTTTTTCACTATATCCAACTTCATGATCTATAGGCATTTCTATTTCATTTAATGAATCAGGTTTATTACTAGCTATAAACGCATCATTAATTGCAATATAATTCGATTTTAATATTGGTGTTGAAAATTGTAATTTACTCTTTCTCATAATTAAACCCTTATATCAAGATGCTTTTTTCAACATCCCTTGTATGTTTTTAGGTACTTTGTAATGACTTAATTTATAGGAAATCTCATCCGGCATCTTCGTTTGCTTGACTGTCATTTTACTGCTAGTTAGGAACTTTATAAAATTATTGAAATATACGTTTTTATCATCAACAATCTTATAATCATTACTTACCGACTTTGCCAATATATCAGTACTAGTTTTTAGAATATCATTCTCTTTAATATCTAATACTTCTTTAAATATTCTTGTCAACTCTTCAGCGCTTAATGCGTTTAACTTTTCTATGAATCTGTCTTGGTACGCTTTCATATTCACGTCTATCCACCTCGCTTAATGAGTCATATTCTATACATGTATCATCTTTAACGCAAACCTGTATATGAATTGGACTAGATTTAAATGAAGGAATCTTTTTTTTCTTAGGAATATTAAATGGACATAAAACCAAATCATACGCATTTATTTTATACATAATATCTAAAATATAGCCTTCACTACATTCATTTAATCCATTAACTAAACTTGGAAAATTATCGACAACGTATTTATATAAATCTCCATTTTGCTGTTTGAGTTCATGGCAGACCTTGTAAAACAATTTTTCTATTATATTCCTATGTTTAGTGATAGCCATATCAAAATATATACTAGTTTTGATATTTGCGCTTAATACACTAACTATTCTATTATCTTCCCTATCTCTAAATTTTGCAAAGAAATATGCTTGTAAAACATCATCTTTAAAAAAATAAATTCCCTTCCCAAGCCACTCTGAACTTTTATGTGATGGTCTAAATTTTTTCTCTTGGCATATTTTTTTTGCACAATTGCTCTTAGTCCCATGATATCCTATAAACTGAATAGAATTCATCATATGAGATCCCCATTAATATAACACATATACATTTAAAACTTTTGTTTATCTATTATACCACAAATATATTATTTTGCTAATGTTTTATGCTTTAAGCAAAAAAGTAAAGGGATTATCAAAGCAGAATATATCTACAATGATATCCCCTTCTTAATGCTAAATACAAATTAGGTTGAGCAACTATTTCAGGTTTAAGTGGATTTTAAAGCGCTCACATTTATATTTCTCGGATAGAATAGTGGAGTCCGAAGAACTTGATGAGCTTTAAGACGTTGGCGCGATTATACTTTGACGGAGCAGGAATTATTAAAGTTTTATCGCTATTAATGTAGACTGCCTTTACACCGTCAGCCCAAACAAAATTTGGGAAATGCTCGGACAATCTAAGGTCCGCCCATGTCTCCCTACCTACAGTAAGGATGCCCTTGCCTAGCCTCTGCTGCATGGAGCATATTATATCCCATGCAGCTTCGTAGTTATCTACGATTATTGCATCCCTCATGCAATGTGGGTCCTTGTTAAATACTTTAAGCATCATTACTCCCACCTCCTATTATTACCCTAATTACACCATATTTTTAACGTGTCTGCAACGGCTATTTATAAACAAAAAAAAGACCTTACCAGGACATATTCCCAGTAAGGTCTTTTGTATTATTATAGTCAATCCATGAGTCCACCTGCTCATGCTCAGGAGATGTATGGATCACCTCTCAGTCTTTTGCCGCTACATATACAAGGCTAGCACCTAAGATAGCATTTAAAATTTGACTATTGCGATACTTTGCTTTTACCTTCTTTAGTTCGTTCGTTTGCATGTTCAAGTATGCTTCGGCTTTCGCCAATGAGTCCCTTTGCGCTGTTAGCGTTACTTCTTGCTTGATTAATGTATTCTTCGCTTCTAGTAATAGCGCCTTTTGTTCGTTCAGTGATTTCAATACTTCGATTAACTCCGCTTGTTGCTCGGTCGTTGATAGTTTCGCTACGTTCAACTGCTGTTCTAGTTCGTCGATTATCGTCAACTGCTCGTTGATTGTATTGTCGAGCATTGTTAATTTCGACTGTAGAGCGTTGTATTCCGCTCTCGTCAATATCACTTCGTCTGTCGGCGAAGAACCATACACAGGCAAGACAAATAAGCAACAACAGAATAGGAATGAACATAGGATAATTTTCCGCAAATTTTCTAAGGCGAACATACATTATATCCCTCCCGCCATGTAATCAGTAATACCACGTGCAATGGCTCTCACAATAGTATCAAGGTCATTATTAAGTAGTGCTAGGTCTTCATCATTATCAATGAATGCCATTTCAACAAGAACGGCTGTCGCATCCGTGCCATTTAACACCCATAAATCGGTACGTTGCTTTACACCACGGTCTACAGTAGAGATACTTCTAATGATCTGGCTTTGAATGTCATTCGCTAGCCGTTGGCCATTGAAAGACTTATAAAGAGTTTCTGTTCCACGTGCTTGTGTATTAAAAGCGTTACAATGGAGCGATACGAATATATCTGCGCCCCATTCGTTGGACTCTGAACATACAAGACCTAGGTCATCATCTTGTAAAGTTCTAACTTCACATCCTGCAGTCTCTAAGTAGCGAGCTAACATTTTACCCGCATCACGTGCTACATCACATTCACGTGTGCCGTATACAGGATTAACTGCCCCACTATCTAAATTAATATCGTGACCTGGGTTAATAAATACTTTCATCGTTTATCCTCCTCTTCTAATTTATCAGGAATACCATTGTTATTTCGGTCTACCCAAAGCCCTAAGAAGCCTACAATAGCCGTTAAGACACTAGGTATGAATATATGGTCAATTATGTTTATCCCTACGTTAATTAACTTATTCATGTCATCGCTAACATATCCTCTAACAAATGACATAATATATTCGCTTACTACTAATAAAATAGGCACTAGCATGATTAGTACTAGTGCCCTTGTTGCCAATACACCTGTTGGGTGAATATTAGCGATTCGGATTGAACTATATATAGTTTTAACTTTATTAATTACTTTCATCTTATCCAAGTCTTTCACCTCCGTCATTCTGGATGGTGATTTCCCTTTTAATTGGGATATTATTGAGTAATTGAATATGCATTAACTCTGTATTTAGCGTTTGCGTTGTCTTCTCCAATGCATCCAGGCGGTGAAATATGGCATCATCTCGTTCCTCCAACTTCACTAGTTGCCTTAGAATATCTTGATTACTTTCCGTTAATTTACCGATGCTATTAATTGCATCGGTCATGCGGTTATCATAATATTCCCTTTGCTTATCTAGCTTACGCCCTACATGATCATCAAGTTTACGTTTAACCTCGGCTATAGATGTATGCTCCAAAAACCACACCATCGCCCTAAATGACCCTCGAAGTGCAGCCCAAATGACCCCTAACAAGGTCATCCAGAATCCTATATCCGCAAAGTATGGCGGAATTCCCGCATCCATCAGAAGTATTCTGATTTCGTCCATTCATGAACTCCTTTCTTATCCTATAGGAAATTAACCTACTTTATTAATCGTATCGGTAGCAAATACATATTCGTATTTAGCGTCTTGTTCCATAGTGATAAGTTCAGAGCCATTGAATTTAATTTTCTTATTACCTACACCAGTAAACTTGATAGATGTTGCCACTCCCGTTTGATTTGGTGTCATTGGGTCTTCAGATACGGTAATTACCTGTCCTCGATTAATTTTAACAATGGTATTGTTACCATAATTTACTAATTCATATAACTTATTGCACTTTTCTGGGAAGTTACCGCCTTTTGCAGGGTTGTTAGGTAACTGCGTTAGGTCAAGTTCTACTAATTCAACATTTTTGTTTTCGCAAACTTTTTCAATTAAATTTTTGAACATATATTCTAAATTAAACTTGCCTGTAGATTCTAAAGTAGTTGGAATAACTTTAGCCCCCTTCTCATATACTTTGCCTGTACCGGCAACAGTAACACCTACCACGTTAGAGGTTAATTGGACATCTTTAATGAATGCCCCAAAATCTGGGCCAGTAACTTCCCCGGATGCGTAGCCAGATACACGATATGTTCCTACAATACTACCAAGCATATTGAAGTACTCTAGCTCAACATCCTTAGTGTTAAAAGGTTCATCTAAAGGAATTTGTGCAACGCCATTTTCACCAAGACTAATACCTGCGGCAAACCCTCGACCAAGTAATGCCACTCTGAAGTATGGTGTACCAGATACACTGATATAGGTTTGGCCTTGTGATGGGCGTTTAAAATTAAATGGTTTAGGTTGCTTTTTAATGACATCACCCAAGCCACGGATAAGACCTTTGAGAACTTCATCTGGAGTGCTATTTTCGCAATACACATTTAAACCTAACAGCATTTCATATGAACCTTCTGCAGATGCATCCTTGCCAGGTAAACCCGGGTTACCATCTTTGCCTTTTAATGAGTTGATAAAGTCATTTTGTGTCCCAGTATTTCCTTCATCTAACCAAATTTCATAGGCGCTTTTACCGTTTTGTCCTTCCAATTTAAATACTGGACTCCCCTGAATTTTCAAATTAATTACTTGTTCCTCTGCCATGATATATTCCCCTTTCTAATGACGCGCAATATCTTGAATGATATTTACCTCACCAAACCCCAATTTTAAACTGTGTTCATTATTATAAATGAACACATCATATTGGTGGACGCCTTTAGCATCTACCTTACTAACTGTGTCATTACCGTTAATACGAAATGTGATACGGTTATTCTCTATCACACCGTTAACGGATAGCACCTCATTTGTATCAGGCTTTCGCCTAACTTTCATGATGGCAGTATATCCATCATAGGACTCACCGCCTTCGATAATGTAAGTCAGTCCGTAGTCTTGCCCTACATGTAAATCAAAATCGTATTCCTTCATATATGCACCTCCTCATTACCAGAATGACATAATCGTAATGCCTGCGCGGCCCCAACCGCCTTGACGAGCTGACATCTTACCGTAATAGAAATAACCCTTTTCGGTTACACCTAAAGCAAATAATGTTGTTGGATTCCCCTTATAATGGGAACTGTTACTTTGACTTATGCTGACACTAAATACAGGTGGACGTTCGCCTGATACACTTGAATACTGCACGACACCATATACTGGACGACCTTGATTGAACGATATGAATCGTCCGCCATTCTCACTAGCTATATCCTCATTCGCTCCACTAACATTATCTTGCACCAGATCGTTGCCAAACCCATTCATGCCCCAACCAGCTCTCATGTTTAGTGTGATTTTAAAACGCTCTTGCGCTATGCGTTGGATGGCGTCAACTTCATTTTGTCCCATATTTTGCCCAGAGAATGCATAATAATCGTTGTCCATAGCGCCGGAAATCCATCGCAAGAAAATTAAAGTCTTATCCCACGAATATCCGTCAGGTAGTTCAATCTTATCGCCACTGCTGACATCTAGCCGCTTTACATATACGGGTTTCAATTGTTGACCGTTTGCGTATACGCTGTTAGCATCGACACGGGACCCAACAATATTAGCCCCTTTAATATTACCTTGCGCATCTACTTTAAAGGTGCCTGATTCGTTTTCAATTTCTGTACCTACCAATTTACCGCCTCGAAGCGTGCCGCCTATATAAGCAGATAAAGCAGATAAACTATCCACTTTCAATTTATCAGCAGATATTGAACTCGCCTGTATCATCCTATTTGTGATGATATTTCCATCAATGAGAGTATCACCAGTAATATGAATTAATTTACCATCAATCTTAACGCCACCTTCATAAAGATTTATTCTTGAAAGAATAGCATTCCCATCTAATGCTTTAAGACCTTTTGTAACTTTAAGTTCAATACCATTATCAAGTTGAGTAATACGAGATTCTACATCTCTGCTCAAGTTTTCAACTTTAGTACTATATTCGTGAGAAACTTTATTGAATTCTTCACTTAGTTCGTTAACACGCTTATCAAATTCTTTCAATCCTAAACTTTCTTTATCTAATAATGCAGGATCTATTGTTGCTGAGATAGTAACTAATAATTCATTGGATACAATTCCTTCACCTATAGCATCAATAAATGCTGCTTTTACACGATAAATATCCGCATCACCAGTGTAAGTTATCGTATTCCCTGTGGAATTAAGAATATCTGTCTTTGCAGAACCTACAATATAAAACCGAATACTATTAGCAGTACTTGGCATATTTGATACTAATAAGGCAAATCCTTTGATCATGTTTACAGATGTTACTATTGGTGCTTCTAGCTTTTGGAAATCATAGGATACATTTAACCCTGTCCCATATCCTTTTACCGGATTATGGCCATAAATTAATAGGTCTCCTTTTCTATTTTTAAGTTGTATTATCTCTCTAATAGAATTTGATTTTACAATCAAGCCTTGTAAATCACCTGTATTACTATTACTTCTGACTTCATAGAAATCAATATAAGTATTTGTGATAGGAGTCCATTCAAGTAGTACGCCCTCTTTTGTTAATTCAATACTTGCTGAATTAACTTTGTCAGGAACGGCTATACTTCCCTCTGTAATTGTGATTTGAATACTTACCTTTGTAGCAATTTCAGATTCAATCCCAGACGTATTAATGGCTTTAATCCCAAATGTATATGTCTTGCTTTCTGTTGCAAAGAACGTATAATTTGTGGACCCTATATAATTTACAAGTTCTTTCCCTGTGTCATTATATAAACGGTATCCATATATATCCGGCTCTTGATTTGGCGACCATTGCAAATGTAGTATGCTACTATTTATAGAATCCTGTACTACCGTAAATTGTTTTACCATTGCTGGCGCTGTTTCCTTTCCAGCAATATATATGGTCTTTTCTATGCCGGGACCTGCAATCCCTAGATCATTTAAGCATATAATACGAACTATATAATTTTGTGTTGTAAGTACGGATCTAATGACTGCAGATGTTTCATTTCCACTGAATGTATTCAGTAATGTATATGTTTCTTCGTTTGTACGTTTGTAATATACCTGTACTTGTTTACATTGATTACTAATTGGTAACACCCAATCAACCTTAATATCACATAGTACAGTTCCATCTTTTAACGTATTTACAATCTTAGTTAGCTTGATATCCTTTACTGATAATTCTTTTTCTACCTTGGCATAATCAATTACAGGATACCGACTATAATCAAGTTCATATACAGCCGCAGCATATTCTGTAGCTGTTATTGTTACCTGATTATCTCCATTCTTTGTAATTTTGGTAATCCTAAATGGTTTGACCTCCTTATTTGCTTCACCGAGCATATATGGATCATATCGTTTAGGTAATTCTTGTTGTGAGAATTCACCAATTACAGTAATTGTATCTGTATTCGTTTCCTCTGTTACTGCTTGGATTTGTTTTGTAATAATACTGTCATCTTCTAACCGAATCATAATGCTATGATTTTTATTTGGTTTCAATACAACAAATTTATCCAATACGACTGTATTACCTTCTGCTTTTATAATACGACCGCTAGCATCTCCAAATTGAGGAACCGCATGATTGATACCTATAACATCGCCATATTCACACACCATACCGCCTATATCTGTACCAAATGTAACAGTCTGTAACTGTCGCTCATTTGTGGCCATTAGATACATTCCTTCTCTGTATGCTTGTGAACGCCTTGTTACACCAAACAATGACAATTTAGCTGTATTATCATTCTTCTTTAAATTGTTTGCATAGTTTGGACTTCGCACCATAAATACAGTATTTTTGTAGTCATTATCTGTATCATTGTACGTAATTTCTACTGAACGAGCCCTATCATCCCTAGATGAGTATTCACCTTTAAAGGATGACTTTACTATTTGCCCCTCTCCAAATACCTGTACAATGTTACTTGGTCTATCCACCACTATTCCATATTGTGTCCCATGCCTTAATATTGTAGCTCGTCCGGATGTTGCTGCCTTTTGTGCCGCTTCCCATCTTGTCTGTGTCGTATCCATGACCGCATCAAATCTGAACCTTCGTTCTTTTTCTCCACTAATCATAGATACTTCTTCATCTGCATAAGCCGCCGCACTTTTCCATTCATCCCAATACTGTTTGAAATTGTTAGCCGGTACACCTTCAACTACATATTCTTCAACATTTGTATTGATGTTATACAAACGCTTACAGTTATGTAACATATCATATGCAGCCCATATTGGGTTCTTTGCATCTTTTTCAACATATGTTCCTGTATCCCAATCAAATACATGTACTGTATTTCTAATTTGTCTCCAGTTGACATTTGGAATACCTCCGGATAGTTGGTTAGTTGCCTTAATGCGTAATCCAATTAACACCTTACCTGGTCTACTGTATGCACTATCCATAATAAAGCTTGATAGCGTTGACCATGTCATATAAGCTGTTGCTCTTGTTGTCGTTGGTAACTTAGTACCTACAACCTTAATATCATATTGTCCTGCCTCAGGCATTTCAAATTGATATGATCTACGCACAGCTTGGCTAGTTGCTTTTGTAAGGCTAAACGTAGACTTCTGAACAGTAATGGTTATGGTTCCCTCTTTTTTCATAAAGATTTCTCGTTTCTTTAAGTCAAAGGATATTATGCCATTATCATAATGTTCACCATACCTAGCCTCTTTTTTCTTGCCACTTATACTACCAGTTACACTTAGAGTATCTTTATCCTTTTTTGCTACTAATGTCCATACCTCTAACGGTGCTGAGTTACCTATGGATTTTACATTTGTAACTATATTGGATAATCTTCCGTTTGATTTAACAATATGATTACTATCATCGCCGCCAAAATCTTTCCATTCCGTTGTGCCTGTCTTTCTATACATGATTTGAAACTCGGCTGTATTCTTATCATAATCGCCGCTATCATTTACCTTGTATAATCCATTAGGGAATTCAACTGTTACTTCTAACTTCTTAGCTTTCTTAGTATCTGTTGTTCTGATTAGTGGTTTATTTTCAGCACACTCAAGACCTATTGATTGATCTAGTACAGTAGTTGGAAAGAATGATATCGGCTCTTGATTGTTTTCGCCTAACCTTGTTTCAATTTGAACATCTGTGAAGTTTTCTATAGGAGTTGTCCCAATACGAATATTACTAATACTATCCACAGGACCCCATCCGCCACAATACAAAAGATTTAAATATTGAACATTTTTATCTTGATCATCTGTATTTGTGGTTTCTACATGACACATTAATAATTGAGGTGTTGGGATGCATTCACCATATGTTTCTGCAATCACACCACCTTCATATGTCTGTACGCTTGGCAATGACCATCCATAAGATGTACTTTGTGAATTTTCTGATGTACTACCTATCTGATTTAACCGGAGCATGCTATTTATCAGCTTACCGCCAACCATTGTAATGGCCCCTGTCATTAGTCCGATTGCTAATTTACTAGCTGTTGCAGGTAGCCACTTTGCAGCCAATACAGGTGCATAGACTGCTAATGCTAACATGGCCACCATGCCCAGTATCCCCTTTAGGCTTTTACCAATATGTGGAGTTACTACAATTTGATTTCCATCTTGTGGAAAACAATTGACAGGATCTAATACAAGTATTCCATTTAGGTACACATCTTTATCTGTTGGATCTAAATAAGAATAGAGTGTACCATCTGTACACTCTACCTTTTTTCGTTCCTTTTTATTCGGTTCAAACGGATTCTTTATTTCAACAATTTCAATCATTATATAATGCCCTTTCTGTTGGAATATAGAAACCTAGTATTCTTGACTTCCATTTACGAACTCTATCAATTACTACACCTGTTTCATGACAATAGGCATGAATAAAATGACCATCACCAATATAAATTCCGCAATGGTTCGCCCATTCATTTTCTGCCAGTCGAATAATCACCAAGCATCCTACTTTAGGCTCTTCTATTTTTTGCCACATCTCATTTAAATCATGTTGCATAGTATCTGATATTACATGCGCCTCTTCCGAAGATATAGAATAATCATGAATAATATAGCCTTGTCGTTTAAATAATTCCAACGCAAGGCCCCAACAATCTAATCCCGTTATATCTCGGCCCCCATCTACAAATGGAATGCCTATTAGATCATCATAATTAAACATTGTTTCCATTCATACCTTCCTCTCCCCCAAATCGTGATGGAATTCTACATGTTTCCAGTGTATTATTGCATGGCTCTTTACCTCCTGCATATCCACATCTAACCGACTTAAATCTATATGGACAATAATGCGCCATATAAATATGGGTTGGAAATTTAACTACTGTTTCCGGTGATGCACCTAGTATAAATGTTACCCACTCCTCATCGTATTGAGTTGTTGTAACAGTAAATTCAAAAGCTTGTAACGGCTCTGTATTGTCTAGCATATTCGCATGTACAACATATATTGTTACCTCAGCATCCGTGAACCCTTTGAATTTTTGTATATACTGTTGCAATGTTCCTGCACAGTTAGATACAGTCCAACTTAACTTAGGTTCTGTTTGCCCATCAATTGTATTGATGTCAAAATTCATAGGATATGCTTGCCATTCTTGCCCATCCCATGTAATACTTTCTGTATTTCTAACCAAGCATATAGGCTCTGTTAATTCTGAATGGACCATTTTAACCAATACCAAGAAAGGGGCATCACTTGCTAATTTATTCTTTTCAATAATTGCCGTAGCAGGCCATCTTAGCATTTGTTACACCTCCTCAAACTGTAATGATCCATACCATCCAATTGGATAATCTAATCGGAAACTAAACTTATCTACAAATCTACATCTGTATGTTTTCCCATCCGTATAGTTTTTAAACTCAAACTCCTCGGATGTTCTAACTTTCTTCCAGAATGCTTTTAACTTTTCATAGTTTTCATCGCTAAGTCCTAGCCATGTATATGTCCAGTTTCCAATCACCCTTGTAGTTCTTGGCCGTGTTATTTTATAGTTGGCATCCGTAGTGGATGTGATTGTACTATCTGTTAGTACTTCCGTATAAGTACTTCCGGAATTCGATGCGGCCGGAATAATCGGCTCCGGAATATCTGTAGGAAACACATACATTATCGCCTACCTCCTATTAATTGTTTCAAAATATCTTGGCTTCCATTTCGGTTACTAGCGATTTCTTCAATCACAATATTCACAATTTGTGTTTTTATATCACCATTTGATGTCTCTTCCGTAACCGTAACCTTGCTATTGGTGTAATTATTTACATTCACCATAACCGGTCCTCCGCCTATGGTATTCGCAATATTACGCCCAAGATTAGCAAATGTATTTTGGTTTAAAGGTAATACAGCCTCATTATCTTTACCTTCCCCCATTAGTGACATTACTGGAGCAGTAATTACACCACCACTTGCAAACTTATATGTAGGAATATTAGGCATTCTAGCAATGGCACTGTTTACAAACCCTTGCATTGTTAATTTTTGTACATTACCACCACTAGCACTACTTGGCGCCCTTACTCCCAATGACTGTCCTAACAATGCTGCTGCTAATCTTGCAGCCGCTATCTTAGCAATGATATTTACTACTGTACTAAGAATTAATTTACCCATATTTTGGGTTAAATCTTTTACGCTTGTAATATCTGTTGCTAGATTTGAAAAGATAGAAGATAATCCACTAGCAAATGATTCAGCTGCTTCTGCTGTGGCAGCTGACATCGACATATTACCTTGTTCCCAAAGTTTATAGAATGTCTGTAGTTTGGCGGTATCGCCTTCCCAATCCCTATATTGTTTTGCATCTTTTGAACTTGTTAATTGTTGGAGTCTATTTGTATCATGTCGGCTAATTGCTAATTTAACAGCTTTATCATATGACTCACGTTCTGCCGTTTCACGTTCTGTTACTAAGGCTTTATATTTGGCTGTGTACCATTCCTCAACCTGTGCTTTAGCTTCCGCATCATCCTTTTGTTTTGCAACTGATTTTAGGCGTTCCTCTCGCTCTCTATCTAGTTCATTTTTAGATACAATAAACTGTTGTTCAGCTAAATCTTTATAGTTTCCTAAGATTTCTGCATTAGTTTTGGCTGTATCCAGCTTTAATTTATCCCGTTGCTCCTGTAGCTTTTTATTTACTTTATCTACTTCAACAGTTTTAAACTGATCTAATAGCTTTTCAGCATTTGAGGTATCAATTGTATCGCTGACATCTTTAATCTTCTTGATTGCTTCTGATTTTTTTCGTACATCCTCCTCAATCTTTTGAATTTCACTTTCATAAGATGTACCAATTTCTCCAGTGATACTTTGCTTTAATTCACCTTCTAAATTCTTTAAATCCTTTTTTGCATCATCAATTGATTTTTGACGGCGTAATATATCAGCCCCAGTAAGACCGCCTTCGCCTTTCATGTCATTATATAGTAGTCGTGCATTGGCCGCCTTTTGATTTCTTACCGCATCAGTTCCAACGGAACGTGTAATATATTTATCAACTAACTTAGCTGCTAATCCTACGTCTTGACTATTTCCAAGTTCTGCTAATGCATCTTTATAACTCTGTCTTTCATTCCCATATAACATCTCATATACTTGGAATGCTTGTTGTGTATGAATATCAAGGGGGTCCGAATAATTTCGTGCTGCAAAATCAAATAAATCTTGTTTTCTGCTTTCTTGCCATTGCTGTATTCCAAGTGCACGAAATCCATCTTGTGATTCTATTACAGGATCTAAGTTTTTTGTGTTTCCTGCTGATTCCTGCATATTCCCGCCAGCCATACCAAAAGCTATACGTGGATCAATACCTTGATTAATCATAAACCGAACTGTTTCAGCTGCACTTGATGTATCCTTATGCTCAGAATGCTCAACTACAGATGTATTCCCTGCTGAATCACTAATGGAACCCAAGTTTTGTATTTGTGTATTAATGCTTTCCATTAGTTTTGCTTGTTCCGCCTGAATTTCTCCTAGGGCAGCATCTGCACTGGCTTTCTTTTGAGCCGCCACATAAGATTCATATTTATTTCTTAATCGCTCAGGTACTTCTACATAACCGGCACTATCATTAGCAAAAACGACTTTACCATCTCTATTTTTTGCAAGATGACGTTTCTTTCCATTATCCATCAAGGTTACTTCATTGGCGTGTTGGAATTCCGCCTCTGCTTTATTGGCTTGTCCCATAGAATATAGTGCAAATCCTACGGCT